GGCTTTATTCTCTCTTTATCCCAATGGAATGGAACTATGAAGGATTTATTGACGAGCACGGACTTCCAGTCTTTAATAGTGGACGTGATGATGAACGACATGGACCAGACGGTGAATTAATAGATATAGGTGTTATTGATCACTGGGAAAATGAAGCCGATGGTTTACGTGATGATCAAGACGCGCTGAACGAGTTTTACAGACAGTTTCCACGTACTGAAGAGCATGCGTTTAGAGACGAGACTAAAAACAGTATATTTAACTTAATTAAAATATACGAGCAAATAGATTTTAACGAAGGCAGTAGACACAGCGCTCACATTACTACTGGTAGTTTTGGTTGGGTAAACGGAGTTAAGGACACTAAGGTTGTGTTTAACCCTGATCCAACAGGTAGGTTTAAAGTAAGCTGGGTACCACCAAACCACTTACAAAACAAACAGTTTATAAAAAATGGAGTTAAACACCCGGGTAACGAGCATGTTGGGGCCTTTGGTTGTGACAGTTATGACATTAGTGGTACTGTTGATGGCCGCGGCTCGAAAGGTGCTTTACACGGACTGACTAAATTCTCTATGGAAGACGCACCACCGAGTTCGTTTTTCCTAGAATACATAGCAAGACCACAAACCGCAGAAATGTTTTTTGAAGATGTGCTAATGTCTTTAGTTTTTTACGGCATGCCATTACTAGCAGAGAACAACAAACCTAGATTACTATACTACTTACGCCGCAGAGGTTATAGAGGATACAGTATGAACAGACCAGATAAATCATGGAACAAACTTTCAACTGCTGAAAAAGAAGTTGGTGGTATACCAAACTCAAGTGAAGATATTAAACAAGCTCACGCTGCAGCTATTGAAATGTACATTAACGATCACGTTGGTCATTTAGGTGAAGGCAATTACGGTACAATGTATTTTAACGATACGCTACAAGACTGGGCTAAGTTTGATATAAATAAAAGAACTAAGCACGATGCGTCTATAAGCACTGGTTTAGCTATTATGGCTTGCAACAGGCATTTATACGCTCCGCATGCAGATAGACAGAGAACACCATTAAACCTTAATATAGCGAAATATAACAACGAGGGAGTTACCTCTAAATTAATAAAATAAGCATGGCTGAGTCAGTATATGTTAGTTTTCCAAGGCAAGATGTTAGCGACGAAGAAAAAAGCTCTATAGATTATGGAGAAAAAATCGCTAAGGCTATTAACCAAGAGTGGTTTAACAATGAATATAGCGTTAGTAAGTATATGTCTTCTTCTAATGAGTTTCATAGGCTAAGATTATATGCACGCGGAGAACAACCAGTTCAAAAATACAAAGATGAGTTATCTATTAACGGTGATTTGTCTTATCTTAATTTAGACTGGAAACCAGTACCAATTGTATCTAAGTTTGTAGATATAGTTGTCAATGGTATTGCTGAAAGAACATATGATATTAAAGCTTTTTCTATAGATAAGTCAGGTTCTGAAGAAAGAGCTGGTTTTATGGACGCTATAGCTGGAGATATGGAAATGGAGCAGTTTGACGCTGCTATGATGCAACAGACTGGTTTTGACACTAGTCAAAGTAAAATGCCTCAGTTGCCTGGTTCGAAAGAAGAGCTAGAACTTTACATGCAGCTTGAATATAAACAAGCCATAGAGATAGCAGAAGAGCAAGCTATTGATCTTTTGTTTGAAGGTAATAACTATGAATTAATTAAGAAAAGATTTTTTTACGATTTAGCTGTATTAGGTATTGGAGCAGTAAAAACTGGATTTAATAACTCTCAAGGAGTTACTGTAGATTACGTAGATCCATCAAACTTAATTTACTCAAAATCTAATTCACCTTATTTTGATGATATATATTATGCAGGTGAAATAAAAACAATACCTATAAACGAGCTTGTTAGACAATTTCCAAATCTAACAGAAGCAGAAGTAGAAGAGATATTAGATAAAAACTATTATCAAGATAAGCAAAACGAATATCGCTACGGTAGACGAAGAGTTGACAGAAACCATGTTACAGTTCTTTATTTTAACTATAAAACTTACAATAACGAAGTTTATAAAGTAAAAACAACAGGTACTGGCGGAGAGCGCGCTATAAGAAAAACAGATAGATTTAATCCACCAAGCGATAAGACTGGTGATTTTACTAGAGAATCTAAGAAAATAGAAGTACTATATGAAGGCGTCTATGTTCTTGGATGTGAAAAACTATTACAATGGGGATTGTGTAAAAACATGATGCGTCCTAAAAGCAACTACAATAAGGTAAAAATGAATTACAGTATTGTATCGCCTAGGATGTATAATGGTAAAATAGAGTCTTTAGTTAGTAGGATTACTGGTTTTGCTGATATGATTCAGCTAACGCATTTAAAGTTACAGCAAGTGATGTCTAAGATGGTACCAGACGGTGTGTACCTCGATGCAGACGGGCTTGCTGAAATAGATTTAGGTAACGGTACAAACTACAACCCGCAGGAAGCTCTCAACATGTTCTTCCAAACTGGTAGTATTATAGGTAGAAGCTTTACGTCTGAAGGTGATATGAATCCTGGTAAAGTACCTATTCAAGAGATTAATTCTAGCAGTAAAGGCGCAAAGCTACAGTCTTTAATACAGACATACAATTACTACGTACAAATGATACGTGATGTAACGGGTCTTAATGAGGCTCGTGATGGTAGTATGCCAGACAAAAACGCTTTAGTAGGTATTCAAAAACTAGCAGCCGCTAATTCTAATACCGCTACTAGACATATACTTCAAGCTGGTTTGTTGCTAACTGCAGAGACAGCTGAAAAATTATCACTACGTATTTCAGATGTTATAGAATACTCGCCTACTAAACAAGCGTTTATTGAAGCAATAGGCCATAGAAACGTAGCTAAGCTAGAAGAGATATCAGATCTACACTTACATGATTTTGGTATATTTATACAGCTGTCGCCTGATGAAGAAGAAAAGCAGCTGCTTGAAAATAACATACAAATGGCTCTTCAAAAGAATAGTATCGAGCTTGAAGATGCTATTGACATTAGAGAAATAAAGAACTTAAAACTAGCTAATCAATTATTAAAAATACGTAGAAAGAGAAAGATTGAGCAGGACAGACAGCAGCAAATGCAGAATATACAAGCGCAAACACAGTCTAATCAGGCCTCAGCGCAAGCTGCCGCGCAAACTGAAGTACAAAAGCAAAACGCTATTACACAGAGCAAGATACAGCTGGTACAGGCTCAGGCGCAAGTTGATTCTCAAAAACTACAACTTGAAATGCAAGCTAAGAAAGAGCTGATGGAGCTAGAGTTCCAATACAACGTGCAGCTTAGAGGTGCAGACACAGAAAACTTAAAACAACGCGAAAAACAAAAAGAAGATCGCAAAGACGAAAGAACTAAAATACAAGCCACTCAACAAAGTGAACTTATAGATCAAAGAAAAGGTGGAAAACCACCTAAAAACTTTGAGTCTGCAGGTAATGATACTATGGGAGAGGGGTTTAGTTTAGAAGCTTTCGGACCTAAATAACAATTTATATTTTATATTATGCAAGACAATAACCAAACAGACCTTGAAGAAGTAATTCAAGAGGTCGAGCAAGAAGCTACAGTAGAAGAAGTAACTGAAGAGCCTAAGTTTAGTAGCGAAGGCGACGAAAGTGTTATCAAAGTAGATTTATCAAAACCACCAACCAATGAAACTGAAGAAAGTGACGTTGACAACTCAGGAGTGGCTGGAGTCGATGAAGACACCGAGCCCGCACAAGTTGAAGACGAAGTACAACAGGAAACAGAAACACAAGAAGAACCTAGAGTACTAGAGGAAATAACAGAAGAGGTAACAGAAGAAGTAGAAGAGCTAGCTGAAGAAGCTGTAGAAGCTATTGAAGAAGCTCAAGCTACTGGCAAGCCTTTGCCTGAAAATATTCAAAAGCTAGTTGACTTTATGGAAGAAACTGGTGGTGATATTGAAGATTACGTTAAGTTAAATAGAGACACTAGCAACTTAAGTAATACTGAAACTTTACGTGAGTATTATAAAAGCACTAAACCTCATCTATCTTCTGATGAAATTGATTTTTTAATTGAAGATCGATTTTCATACGATGAAGACTTAGATGACGAAAAAGATATTAAAAGAAAGAAATTGGCCCTCAAAGAGCAAGTTGCCGAGGCCAAAGCCCACTTAGACGGGCAAAAGTCTAAATACTACGAAGAAATTAAAGCTGGAAGCAAGCTCACAAGTGAGCAGCAGAAAGCAATTGATTTCTTCAACCGATACAATAAAGAGTCGGAGCAAACTAATAAAGCTGTAAAACAAAGCAGCGACATTTTTGAAAAGAAAACAAATAATCTTTTTAATGACAAGTTCAAAGGTTTTGAATATAACGTCGGAGAAAAAAGATACAGATTCAATGTAAAGGATGTCGAAGGTGTTAAAGCAAATCAAAGCGATATAAATAATTTAATGACAAAGTTTGTCGATAAAAACAAAACGCTATCAGATGCCGCTGGATACCACAAAGCTATATATACAGCCATGAATGCAGACGCTGTCGCTCAGCATTTTTACGAGCAAGGCAAAGCTGATGCTTTAAAAGATAGCATCAAAAAGTCTAAAAACATTGATATGAGCCCAAGAGGCGCTCACGAAGATGCTGTAACTGGTGGTATGAAAGTTCGTGTATTAGGTGATGATTCTAACTCTTTTAAGTTTAAAATGAAAAATAAAAAATAAAAATTAAGAAAAAATGGCAATTACAGGAGGAGATAGTTTAAATATCGTGCCAGCACCACAGCAGGTCGCGTTATCTTCAAACTATCTAGATTTCACAAGTTCCACTAATGACTGGAGACAACAGTATCTACCAGATCTAATGGAAAAAGAGGCAGAAGTATTTGGGCCTCGTACAATTTCAGGATTCCTTTCACAAGTCGGAGCAGAAGAAGCAATGACATCTGACCAAGTTGTTTGGTCTGAGCAGGGAAGACTACACTTATCATACACTGGTGAAGTAGCAGCTGCAGGTGGTATTAACATTAACTCTATTGGCGCTGCTTCTCAAGTTACTCTAACAAAAGATATTGACGGAAACGGCCTATCAACTGGTGGAGCTACTGCAGATCACGGTGTTAGAGTTAACGATACTATTATTGTTGCTGATGCTACAAACGGTGTTGTTAAGTGTTTAGTTGTTAAAGTTAATGATAATGTTCTTGATGTTCAACCTTACACATCAGATAACCTATCAGCTCAAGCAACACCTAATGCAACTACTATTTTAGTATACGGTTCTGAATATGGTAAAGGAGCTTCTTACTTTAGCAACGCTACTGCTTCAACAAGCGGTAACTCTGCTGACTCAAGAACTGCTAACGAACCAGCTTTCAAGACGTTTACTAACAAGCCAATTATCATGAAGGATTACTACGAAGTATCTGGATCTGATGCATCACGCGTTGGTTGGGTAGAGGTTTCTGCAGAAGATGGACAATCTGGTTTCTTATGGTACTTAAAGGCTGAGTCTGATACTCGCGCTCGTTTTACTGATTACCTAGAGATGTCTATGCTTGAATCTGTTAAGGATGGTACTTCTCACGCTGATGAGTCGTTCATCGCTGGTTCTTCACCAATTGGTACTCAAGGTTTATTCGACGCTATTGAAGACAGAGGTAATGTTACTTCTGGTATCACTGGCGTTAACGCTGCTACTGATTTAGCAGAGTTTGACGCTATCTTAGCTGAGTTTGATTCTCAAGGTGCTATTGAAGAGAACATGATGTTTGTTAATCGTGCGACTAGCTTAGCTATTGACGATATGCTTGCATCTATGAATTCTTACGGTGCTGGCGGTACTTCTTACGGAGTGTTTGATAACTCTGAAGATATGGCGCTTAACCTAGGATTCTCTGGTTTCCGTCGCGGATCTTACGACTTCTACAAGTCTGACTTCCGTTACTTAAACGACAAAGCTACTCGTGGTGGTATTAACTCTGCTGCAGGTGCTAACGCTATCCGCGGTGTATTTATTCCAGCTGGTACTTCAACTGTATACGATCAACAGCTTGGTAGAAACATGAGACGTCCGTTCTTACACGTACGTTACAGAGCTTCTGCTACTGATGACCGTCGTATGAAGACTTGGACTACTGGTTCAGTAGGTGCTGCTACATCTGCGCTTGACGCAATGCAGCTTCACTTCTTATCTGAGCGTTGTCTAATTACTCAAGGAGCGAACAACTTCATGTTGATGAAGTAAGATTATATTTATTGAAACTACCCTGCCTTCGGGTGGGGTAGTTTTATATTAACTTTTATTATATTATATTATGGCAAAAAAGAAAACACAAGAGGTCGTAGAAGAACCTCAAGTACAAGAAACTGTAGTAGCTGAAGCGCCAGCGCCAAAGCCTACACCAAAACCTATTGAAAAAATTAAAAAGAAAAACACTTTTGAATTTAAAGATAGAGTTTACTATATAAAAGGAAATAGAAAGCCTTTGTCTCAATCTATAAGAACGTCAAACTTATATTGGTTTGATGAAGAAAAAGGATACGAAAGAGAAATTAAGTATTGTCAAAACCAAAATACTTGTTTTGTAGATGAGATGCAAGGTGATCAAAGATTAGAGCATGTAGTATTTAGAAGCGGAAGTCTTTTCGTACCTAAAGAAAAAACAACTTTACAGAAATTCTTATCTTTGTATCACCCACATAGAGACAACTTGTATTACGAGTATAAGCCTGTTGAAATTGCAGAATCGCAAATTGATAGGTTAGAGTTAGAGGCTGACGCTATATTAATGGCTAGAAATATTGACATTGATTTAGCAGAAGCTATAATGAGAGCAGAAAAAGGATCTGAGGTATCTAGCATGAGTTCTAAGGAACTTAAAAGAGATTTATTACTCTTCGCTAGAAAAAATCCAGATTTATTCTTAGAACTCGCTAATGACGATAATGTACAGCTTAGGAACTTTGGTATTAAAGCCGTTGAAGGTGGAATACTAGGTTTATCAAGCGATCAACGTCATTTCTTATGGGCGTCAACTGGTAGAAAAATTATGACAGTACCATTTGATGAACACCCTTACACCGCGTTAGCGCATTGGTTTAAGACTGATGAAGGTATGGAAATATATGCTAACATAGAAAAACGATTAAATTAATAATCACTTAGTTGGGCGGCCACCCTTCGGGGTGGTCACTAACTATAAATAACGAATTATGGCAGTAAGTGTAGATAGAGTATATCAAACAGTTTTAGCAATAGCTAACAAAGAACAAAGAGGTTATATAACTCCACAGGAGTTTAACTTATTCGCCACCTATGCTCAAAACGAAATATTTGAGCAGTACTTTTATGACCTCAATCAATTCCGTAGAATTCCTGGTAATAGCACTATAACTTCAGATCCTAGAGATATTATTGAAGAAAAAATATCATTTTTCAAAGTAAATCCTTCAAATCAAAACGCAGAAGTAGGTCCAGGTGGTTATATTGATTTATCAAGCATAACTAATCTACATAAGCTAGAAACAGTTTGCGTTTCTTACGACACGGTTGTTTCAAGCTCAGGTTATGGCAGCTCAGCTACTTATGGCGATGGTTATGTAGTAGCGGAAGAACTAAATAGCGCTGCTGAAATGAAGTCTTATATGTCTTCAAGAGTTGCTGGACCTACCTATACTAGACCAGTGTTTGTTCGTAGTGGTGGTCAGTATGGTACTCTTGATATAAAACCAGCGCCTGCTAAAGTAAAGATTGATTACATAAGAAAACCTCACGCTCCAAATTGGACTTATATAATAGCCAATAATAAAGCGCTATGGAATCCAGCTGGTCTAGACATGAGGCATTTTGAGCTACATCCTTCTGAAGAAAAAAACTTAGTAGTTAAAATATTGCTGCTAGCAGGCATATCAATCAAAGACAATACAGTAGCCTCATTTGCTGCAGGTAAAGAAGCTAGTACAATCCAACAAGAAAAATCTTAATCAATGAATTATTCGTTTCCAAAAATATCACAAAAAGATTATTACCAAGGTACGGATTTTGGTAACTATCAATTTATATCGCTTGATGAGATTATAAATCAGTTTCAAATAGCTTATGTTGGAGAAGATAAACTTATACCGAAGATTAAGCGATCTGATATTTCTTTTCATGCTCACAGAGCTTTAGCAGAACTTTCTTTTGACGTATTTAAATCTTACAAGTCTCAAGAAATAGTAGTACCACCTAGTCTAACTATGGTATTGCCTCACGATTATATCAACTATACTAAACTATCTAGAGTAGATAATAACGGTATAAAAAGAGTTTTATATCCTACGTCTTACACATCAAATCCATTTCAAATTAAACAAGAAGACGATGGAAGTTACGTTTTTAACGAATCGCCTAACTTACTTTTAAACGGAGATTTTTCTGAAAAATTTGCGCATTGGAAAGGTAGTGGTAATAAGTTCAGTAAGCCAACTGTGCTTGATAGTGTTTTGAATTTTGTACACACTTCAGCTTCTATAGACGATGTTGTATATGGCCCTGCTTTAGCTGCTTGGCAACAAATTGATGTATCAAACGTAGATTATATAACAATATCTGCAGACGGTGTTGCTGTTGCTGCGTCAGGAGCTGGTGCTAATGCAATACCAGCTGGTGTTCTTAGGTTTGGACTAAGCACTCAGCAAGGGGACTTTAACGTAGTGCCAGTCGACACGCTAAGCGCGGTAGACGTTCCTCAAGACACTCAATCTGTAATTCAAGCTTCACAAAATGCTACGGCTGACATATTTGACATAGCTTATTTAGAGTGGAATGGTGAAACTAGCACGCAACAGCTTAACAATATAGATGTATCTCAATATAATACTGTGTTTGTTTTAATTACATCTTTAGTAGATCATACAAACAACCCTACGCTATCTCTTCAAGCTAACAATACTATTGACAATATTGTTGTTCAATCATTCTCTGGCGACGATTTACAACACGCTAGTGAAGACGGCTTAACATCTTCTACTTGGAGTAACTATAAGTCTTTTAACTATACTCAAGATGTAGATGACTATAGATACCCTAATAGATATATCGACATGGAGCATAGATATGGTTTAAAGCCTGAGCTTGCTCAAACAAATGGTAGCTTCTATATAGACGATAGAATAGGTAGAATACATTTTTCTTCTAATATAAACGGTAAAACCGTAATACTAGACTATATAAGCGACGGTCACGGCACAGACGCTGAAATGCAAGTGCCTAAGTTAGCTGAAGAAGCTATGTACAAACACATATTGTATGACGTTATTTCTACTCGATCAAATATCGGTGGAGGTAGACTAGCGTTTCACAAAAAAGAAAAGTTTGCTGCTGTAAGAAAAGCTAAACTTAGATTATCAAATATTAAGCTAGAAGAGCTTACGCAAATTCTTAGAGGTCAGTCTAAACATATAAAACACTAATTTATGCCTGAAATTAAAAATACTTTCAGTCAAGGTAAAATGAACAAAGACCTTGACGAAAGATTAATTCCTAGTGGACAATATAGAGATGCGTTAAACGTAGAGATAACATCTGCAGAAGAAGGTGGAGCTGGCACTGTGCAGAATATATTAGGCAATACTGCTGTAGATAACTCATTAATACCTGCCGTTGATTTAAACGCTTCTTGCGTTGGTAGTATAGCTAACGATAGGACTAATAAGTTATATTGGTTTGTTAAAGCTCAAGGTGTAGACGCTATATTAGAGTATGATCAAACTTTAAACAGCAGTCAGTTTATAGCTGTAGATATAGCTGGTACTGGTGAGTATGCTAACTTAAAACCGTTTTTAGATTTTACTGGCGCTCAGATAACAGGCATAAATATTATTGATGACTTCTTGTTTTGGACTGACGGCAATAGCGAACCTAAAAAGTTAAATATAAGTAGATCTTATCAAGAAAACCCTACGGCACAACTTCAAGATCAAGAGCATGCTTACTTGTATATAGACGATGTTCAACAAGGATATTTAGAGGAAGAGCACGTTACTGTTATTAGACGTAAACCTAGTATAGCTCCTACTGTAAAAATAAATACAGCTAAAGACTCTATAGAGACGCCTATATTTGAAAAAATATTTCCAAGGTTTTGTTTTAGATATAAATATCAAGACGGTGAGTACTCTGCTTTTGGACCGTTTACTCAAGTAGTATTTAATCCTGAATATAAAAACTTAATAAATTCTTCCAATTCTTACGTTACAGACGAACCATACAACAAGTCTATGGTAAACCTAATAGAGTCTGTTGAACTGTTTGATTTTGTTCCATCTGATATACCTGACGATGTAGTTCAAGTAGATATACTGTATAAACAAGAAAACTCACCTGTAATATATTCTGTTGCAAATATAAAGTATACGGACGAAGAGTGGAACGAGTCAGGCTCTGCTCAGTTTATAGATGGTTTAGAAACGTCACATAAAGGTAAATACGTAATCTCTTCAGAAATAATTCAAGCAGCACTTCCTGAAGATCAGTTTTTAAGAGCTTTTGACGCTGTGCCTAAATCTGCGCTGGCTCAAGAAATAGTTGGTAATAGATTAGTTTATGGTAACTATAAGCAAGGTTATAATTTTAATGGCTTAGAACCTAAAGTAAATATTGGTAGAGAGTCTAGATACTATCAAGACTTCACTAAAGGAGGTTTAAAATCTTTAAAGTCACTAAGAAAATATCAGTTAGGTGTAGTGTTAGGTGATGAGTATGGTAGAGAAACTCCAGTGTTAACGTCTAATGGCGCTACAACATCTTTAGGTTGGTCTTCTGCTCCATATGGTTTTACAGCTAGCTCATCAATAATGTTAAACGGTAAAATTACTACTCAACTGCCTGATTGGGTTGATTACTATAAGTTTTACGTAAAACCTGATTCTGGTGAGTACTACAATTTGATTATGGATAAATCTTATTTTCCATACACTCACTCTGCTTTTGAAAATCCTGATGATCATTTTTATATAAGTTTTCCTTCATCTGATAGGAATAAACTTATGGAAGATGATTATATTATAGCTAAAAAAATATATAATTCCGCTAACAGTGGGCAAGTTACAGAAGATAATAAATATAAAATATTAGATATTAGTAACAACGCCCCTGACGCTGTTAAGTATGTTTTTGAAAACTTAGGGGTTGTGTCAAACTCTAGCGGCATATTAGCTGGAGATGGCACTATGGGTGATACTGCTGGATCAGAAGCTTTATTTCCTCTTCCTAACGAAACTGAGTACGGTTTACGTAGAATAGATCAAGAGACTGACACCGTTGCTATGAGTAGAAACCTGTGGCTATCTAACGACTGTGATGGAGCTCCGTTAGTAACTGAAAATGCTGGAGATGTAGTAAACACATATAATAAAGATATATTTATATCTTGGAGCAAGACAGTAGAAGGAGCTGAAACTCACTCTGAAAGATACAAAGTAAATAGCGTAGAAATTAGTCAAAGTAACGACGTATATAAGCTAAAACTTAGTAAAAAAATCTCTAATAAAGATGCTAAAATAGCTGCTATAAACGATACAATTGATACTAGTGCTGATACGGCAACTAACATAGGTTTAGACGCAAACTTAACATTTAGAGTAAGTAGAAGAGAGCTTAGAGAAGCTGAAGATTTTAGTGGTAAGTTTTTTGTTAAAATAAAACATGAGGCATATTTAACTAATCTTCAAGAGGCTATAACAGAAAACATTGTATACGTTACTTCTGAAGCTTCTGTAAACTGGTTATATGGTAATCACAGCGTAACGAGTAGTGATGAAACACAGTTTGTAATAAACTCTAGTTCTCAAACCGTTCCAAACGATGGTGTTGGAGGTAATATTGATGTTCCCACTGATATAACTGATGTAAGTGGTATAGCTAATACAGCGGACGAGTGGGATGAGATCTCTGATAATTTCTCTAATAGATTTTTTATTGACGATATGAGATTTTTAGCTTCTAACCCAGGAGATGGTTATGGTTGGTACGCTAAAAACTCTGGAGTAGGTTGGATGGGTACAATGGTATCGTATAGACCTATAGTTTGGAGAGGAAGTAGTTTCGAAGTAGACCCACTGCTTCAAGATTCGTTTGAACAATCGTTTGGTCAATCTAATTTTCCAGGATTTTCATTAAGCGCTACGTATAATTTAACACCGTTTATTGACGTGTCTCCTACTTCTAATGTGAATATATTAGGAAGTTTTATAACTGAAGCTTTAATAAACTCGGTTCAAGGTATAGTTGAAACCACTAATTCTCATACCGTAGGTTCAAGGAGATGGATAACTGATAGCTTTTACCGTACAGATTTAGCAACAACTACATCTCCTTTTACTAATTCTTATCATAATAACTTTGACGATACTTATGGCGAAGAAGAAGGTAAGTTTTTTATGCACATGTCTTTTTTAGCTCCTGGAGAAGATCTTATAGATTCTTTAGATCTTAATGGCGTAGAACTACAAGGTAAAGACAGTATAGCTAGCAGGCTTGAAGGTATTTGGGGAGGTGGTGTATTTACTAAAGTCATAGATATGGTTAGTGGCCCTGGTTATGATGATCTTGCAACTAACGCTGTTTTATCCGAACCTTTTGGTAACAGTGATTTTACTTACATAGAGTTTGAAGGTAATTACAGCAGTGAAAACGAGCCGCTTGATGACGTTCCTGGATATTATGGAAATGAATCTGTTGGGCAAGGTTACGATGTTAATTTTAAAACAAGACATGATGAGCAGTGGAATCCCGCCTATCCTTCTGATCCAAACAATGAAATAGCAGCTTTTGTAGGTAATTTAAAACAACCCTTAGCTAGATTTAGATTTAAGAGTGATCCTTCTGGAACTGTTTACACTATTAAAAGTGTTAAAGAAAAACATTTATACAACCACACTTCTTGGAGAGCTAGAAAACTATATAATGGTACTGATTTTGTATTTCAACAGAACAGTGTCGAAGAAGCCGCTAGCGATTGGGCAGATACAGTAGATTCAAGTGGAAATTTAAGTCCTGATAGCGATGAAGCTACAGCACTAATAAACAAAATACTTGATTTTGGTAGAGCAAGTAATAGGAGAACCTGCTACGTCGTTGAGTTAGATAAAAATCCTGCTGCTCCAGGAAATTATGACCCTAGATTTGGCGCAACTGTTGACGGCGCTACTGTAGGTCAATTAACATTTAGCGCCTCAGATGATATAGAGTTTTTAACTAATATATCTCCTACTATAAGCGGAGACTTATTTAGCGCGCCTACTATATGGGAAACTGAGGCTCAGCAGCTACCTGATTTAAATATATATTACGAAGCTAGTAATAATATACCTACAAGAATAGAGGGTAAAAATAAAGAAATATTTGCTCCAATAGGGTGTGAAGTAAAAGTTAGCGGTTATCCACCAAGTGACGCATATCTTTTAAATCAACCTGTAATACCACAAAATATAAGATTAGTTTCTTGGGACGAAAATGAAACCCTCACCATAGAACCTGGATTAAATATCACGGGCGCAATAGGTGATGAAGTTAGCTATACCGGAGCTATATTACAGTTTTGTAGAGAAGACGGTAGTTACACGCAGGCTAGAATATTTGATAACATACCTGTAGAAGAAGGCGCTGAAACTAAAACTCAATTTAACATACAAGTTGAGGTTGATCCTTCTTTGGCTGTTGGTTTAGACTGGTTTAATTGCTTTTCTTTTGGAGATGGCATAGAGTCTAATAGAATAAGAGATGGCTATAATAACATGCAGATATCTAGTGGCGCTAGAGTTTCTGCTACTATTGAAGAAACGTTTATAGAAGAGCACAGAACTAATGGCTTGATATATTCTGGTATATACAACTCTAATTCTAGTGTAAACAATTTAAATCAATTTATTGCTGGGCAAAAAATTACAAAAGATTTAAATCCAGCTTACGGAAGTATACAAAAGTTATATACAAGAGATACTGATTTAGTAACCTTGTGTGAGGATAAAGTGCTTAAAATATTAGCTAATAAAGACGCTTTGTTTAATGCTGATGGTAATCCTCAGCTAATTGCTACGGAAAAAGTTTTAGGGCAAGCTGTACCGTTCATAGGTAATTACGGCATATCAACTCACCCAGAGTCTTTTGCTGCAGAATCGTATAGAGCTTATTTTGCTGACAAGCAAAGAGGAGCGGTGTTAAGACTATCAAAAGACGGCCTAACGCCTATATCCGATGCTGGTATGAGGGATTACTTTAGAGATAACTTAGTCAACAACGCGCAGCTGCTAGGTACATACGATAATTTCAACAAGCATTATAATCTTACAATAAAACCTAAGATTTTTGCGACACCTATTGTTAACGACGACTTATCTGAAGGTGAAGTTGTTCAAGAGTTTTTTGACAATGATGATTTAATAACAGACGGCAATTTTAATAACGGAACTGACTGGGAAGGAGATAATACTGTACAAGAGCTTTTAGATGAAAATGAAGATTTATTAACGCCTTACAACTTTGATCTTACTACACAGACTCAAGTAATCTACCATGACGAAGTTGAAGAAGGACAGATCGTAAACAGTTACACTGGTAATGGATCTTTACCGGGCATGACGGAAGACGGCATTAACGAGGTTGAAACTTTATTTGAAGTATTTGGTGAGGGTCAATTCGTTTTTCCTACCGGAACTATGTTTGCTATGACCGGTACTGATTTTAGCGCTGGTTTATTTCCGTTTGCAAACGGTCAAAACACTCCAAACGAAAGTGGTACCGGTGTTAATGGAGGAGGTGGAAGATTTACTGTGTATAGAAATGTAGCTACTGGTGGCCATCAAACGGATGTTGGTGCTGCATATAACGTAGGTTACACCTCTGATTACGATTACTACGGAGTTCCAGACGATGATGCTCAGTTAGAACCAACTGGTGAATCTTCAACTTCAAACACGTGGAACGAAGATTCCTCTATATACTTAGAGCATAATAACTCAGCTCTTCCAGAAGACATGGCTAATAGTAGTGGTCATAACGGTATAACGTTTAGAGGTTCTCCAGACGATGGGTGGTATGGCAATATAATATTTCCATGGGTTTATACGTCTTATCCAATCGGCACGTATCGTATACCTAGTTCAGTAACAGATCCTATACACCCTGTTACTGGTCAACCTATGGAAACTATATACGATGTTTATCCAGAAAACAACACGGTATTTAACGGAGAAGAAATACAACTTGTAATTAATGCTCGAGTTAACGATTATGGACATAGAGCTCAATCTATGATAAGAGTAGATTTGCTTGATGGTAACGACTTAGTATCTACAACTAAAATACATAATCCTACGTTTGTAGAACAAAACTCAAACTCTTGGACTAGTGGCTCTCATTACAGCCCAAGTGGTCTGAATAGTTTTCAATTAGGTTTTCAGTCAAGCAATAAAGTTGTTTTTCCTATATTAGACTCATCAACTGGCGCGCTATCCGCAAATAAAACGCACAAATGTCACTGGAAGCTTTGGGACGGCACAGAAAACGCTGGTGTGATAGTTCAAAATTTAAGAGTTCAAGTACACGTTATTCACGATTATTTCTTGCATGATCCACTAGTTGGAAACGACAGTGACGATGATGTTGAGGCTGGTGGTGAAGTAGTTATAGCGGGAGTTAGGATGAGAAAGGTGGCTAGAGTAAGCCAGTGTCCTGCTCCAGCTATACCTCTTGATCCAGATATAGATCCAGTACCTGGGGCAGATGGGATACCTGCGTGGACTGAAGTAGTACATACTGAACCTATTAACGGTATAGATGAAAATCCTGATACTTCTAATTTATTTAGAGGTAATGAGCTTATATATGGCGTAGCAGATCCTGGAGTGCCTTACGAGCAAGATGGTGTGCAGTATATTAACTGGCCTGTAGGTTCTGATCCAGTACATCCAGATACTGGCATTACAATATCTAACTTAGAGGCTGGGTTTTACAATGTTAGCGGAGATCAATCATTTATGAGGTTAAATCCAGGTGGAGCGTTTAATCATAAACTTGATACAGATTTAATACAAGACCACTGGTATCTTGTTGATATGATCGTAGTAGATGATCAAGGAGAAGTTATTACTGATGAAGCAACGCTTGATTCTTACAATATACAGCTATACGGAGTTTTACCTAACGATTTTGCCGGAACCATAAGCATGTACAACTACGGAGGCTATGGAAATGTAAGTAACACATATAATTCTTCTGTAAGAAACTTAAAACTAAAAGACACTTCTAGCCTTGGTGAAGAGTATACAGGTAGGGGCGAAAAGATATTAAGAGGTTTGTTTAAAGCTAGTCCTGAAAGTGCTCATGGTTTAAACAATCATTTAAACGTAAATAACTTAGGAGACCAAGAGATACATTTTAGTCACTTACGTGTTATAGATATAACTGATAACGATTTTGAGGGTGGAAGTTTTGACAACTGGTACACAGATCCAGAGAACTACCAAATAGAAAGGGCAAGGGTTCATAACACAAACCCTGAGTACCATTTCCCTCAAGTTTATTACTATAATGGAAAGGCTAATATGTATCAAGCGCAACATGATCATTTAAAACAATCTATATCTGAGTTTGTTGCTACTAACGACGGTTATAAACTACGGTTCAAATTAAGTCCATCAAGTGGTGTTAATGCTGCTACAGGTGTTGATAACTTAGAGATTAGAATAAACAACTCTGATTATCAAATAGTTTTTGATAACGTTTTAGTAGAAGGTGAGAACATTTCTATTGGCACGTACGAAGCTATTATAAACCCTCAAGAAGGTTTTGAAAACACATTAACTAGAGTAGAAGACAATAATGGAGATCCAGTTAACGATCTAGTTCAAACAGTTCAGACTATCCCTTACTTAGGAGATACTACATCTGAAATAGATTTTTACGCTAATGGAACGGCGTATTGCTCTATAGATAAAGTTTCGCTAGTAGATATCACAAACTATTTTTCTTTATCAGGAGGCGAAGGTAGTGGTGTTGAAGGTTGGACTATAGATGGTTTTGACCAAGAGCTAGAAGATTTTATTACATGGGACGATGGAGCTATACAGTTTAACAACGCGCCATATGACAACAATGGAGAGTTACCTATAATATTTCAAAATATCGAGGATTTAGTTGTAGGTCACACCTACGAACTATCGTTTGACTTAGATATAGGCGACGTTGGTGCTTTGGCTATACGATATTATAACGCTAATGGTGTTGGTTTTTCTGAAACCGCAAGTGTTGCCTTAAATGGTCACGTTGCTACAACAGTAACTATAGGTGATGCAACAAATAATAACCCACTAATTCCTAATCAAGCTATTGTAATAGGTGTAAATAACCCTGGCGAAGGTAATGAAAACCTTGTTATTTCAGGTACTATAGACAATGTGTTCTTGAAAAGAGTCATTACTTTAGACGAGTTTAGTACACATCCGCAGACTATTACTTATAACGAAGATGTAAAAGGCTGGACAAGCTTTAAGTCTTTTATACCTGAAAGCGGCGTTAGTTTATCTAATCAGTATTTTACAATGGAAAGTGGTAAGCTATGGCAACACTACACTAATCCTACTAGAAACTCTTTTTATAATAGCGCGCCATATAACTCTACTATAACTGCTATTTTAAACGCTGAATCTTCTACAATTAAAAACTTTACTAACATAAGTTACGAAGGATCGCAGTCTAGAGTTGAGGCTTTTGAAAGCTCGTTTTCAACTACGCAAATATTAGAAATATTAGATGCTTATGGAGAAACAAACAGCTTAGCGGTTGACAGCTCTCAAATATACAATACTCAAGATTTAAATGGTTGGAGTGTAAGCTCTATAATGACGGATCAAGACATGGGCTCTGTTAGTGAGTTTATAGAAAAAGAAGGCAAGTGGTTTAATTATATTTATGGAAACGATATAGACGAAAACGGAACTATTGACACTTCTAAGTTTAACTTCCAAGGTTTAGGCGTTGTAACAAGTACACAAAATGGATAAATTAATTACAGCATTAGATATATCTAAAGTAGACATACAAAAAGAGGGTGAGAATAGATCTTTAACTGTACGAGGAACAAAAGATGCTTCGTTTATTCTACAAATAGTAAACGACGATGGTCAATTTTACAATTTTGAAACTAACTCGTTTGCTACATCTTCTCATATACCAGTCAACAACTTTAGAGCAACCTTATCTTCAACAACGTTTACTAGGGCAATACAGTTTCCTTCAGTTTCTTCTGCTGCTACGTATAAAATTTTTATAATAGCAGATCCTACTACTGACACAGTGCTTGATAAACAAGGTGGAGTTTTTTCTACTTCTGTAAACCAAGTTGTTAATACTACTATAAGTTTTCAAGCAAAAGAACTTAATACCTCGCCGGTTAATTTTGCGAGTTTTGCATCTGCTAAATCTGTAGTTGGAACTCCACAGCAGGGTAATGTTTTAATATCTTTTGATGAAGTAATGACTAGAGCGTCTACTGACGCTGGAGGTTTTGGTTTAAATTTAACTAGACAACCAAAAGAAACTGATTTAGTTTTTTCAAGCACTCAAACTGTTGATGGGGCAACGAGTGGCGCTACTACTGTTGTATTAGATAGTGTTGCAGATATAGCTATTGGAACTAAAATAGTTGCAGTGAGTAGCGGATCGTTATCAGGCACGCCGTCTATATTATCTGTAGACACTGCTACTAAAACACTAACATTATCAAGCGCTCAAACATTTGCAGATGGAATAACTTTAACTTTTCACGCTGCTGGACCAAAAGCTATATACAACGCTACTGGTGTAATTATCAAAAAAATAAAGCTTAGCGCGTTTGTACCTAAAGACGCTGTAGTTACTAAAACAACAAGAAGTGCTACTAGCAGTAGCAACACTATAGAGCTAGATGGTACTTATGGTATATCTGGAGGCAATACGGTAACTTATTTTGGAAATGGCGTTAATAACTCTGGGTCTAATAGAGTAACTTCAGTAAGTGCTAGCGCTTCTGCAGGTAGCATCGCGGTAGAAGCAGCGCAAACTATACTCGAAGGCACTTTGCTGAAATTTAAAGGTATTTTCAGTAAAGTTAACGTGAGTGGTAGTTTTACTATATCTAAGTTTGGCACTACTAACAGAACTTTTAATTTAATAGTAGATAACTTTATAACACCAGGAACTGCATCATGACAATATTTTTATCATCTAACATAGATAACGCGTCGCTACAAGTTGGTGATACGGCTTACTACTTGGAAACAACATCATTATCTGATTTAAATCAGCAGCAAGTAGGTGGTAATCCTATACAATTAGGTCGTATTGATCAAATAGGACCTGACTTTATAGTAGTAGACACTAACACTGCGCCTCCAGTTGATGCGTTCATTATGTTTTTAAAAAACAATGTTGTAAATAACGGTAGATTAAAAGGGTATTATGCTGAAGTAGAAATGGTGCACACGGGTCCTCAGCCTGCTGAGCTGTACGCTGTAAGCTCTGAAGTCACTGGAAGTAGTAAATAACTACTAAAAAATGTAACTATATATAAATGACTACAATAATTAAATCGATATGGCAGTAGATCCGCTAACGGCATTAAAAATTGGAACGACGCTTTTTGGTTTTCTTTCTGGCAATAAAGCTAGAAAACAAGCTAGAGAAGCTCAAGATCTTGCAGCTGAACAAGCAGAAGCGCAGCTAGCTTTGCAAAAAGAGCAAATGGCGTTGCTAGAGGCTCAACGTGAAAGATATAGGCAGTTTGAGTTTACTAATCCGTACGCTGATCTTGAGAATCCGTATGAAGATATAACAGTAAACCAAGAAACTGCTAAGTTTCAAATGGAACAAACAGCTCAGCAGAGAGCTAATATTAT